CCTTGCGGCTGTGGGGTGCACTTAAAAACAGCAACCTCTGACGTACATCCTATACGACCAACGTCAACTCCTAAAACATAATATGCTGATCTACTAGACCTGCCGCTATATTCTCCTTCCGGCTGCCGCAATACTCTATGTTTATCAAAAACCTAAGATGAGAAGAAAGCGTTCTAAGCGTCTCCGCTCCAAAGGCTACGATACTATCTATCAAAAGAATCCTCATTAAAAGTACCAGATAATTTTAATTGCTATACAAAATCTTCATCTAACAATCCTTCTAATATAGGTGTTTCATAAGTTCCGCCCATTATCATAACTTCATCTGGCTAAATCAAACTACGTATCAATAGCTAAATGAGTTTATCGTAAGCGAACGAATTTTTCCATCCTGCGGTAGTGATATATATTTGTGACTTATTAACCACTTCTTTACTATCACGAGTACCATCTGCTAATTGCCTATTAACATTAGTGGTTGGAATAATAACTTCATTTAACATAGTTTGGTCAATAAGAACACATTCTTCCATAATTCCGCCTGTTCTTCTTTGTCCTCTTGAAGATTCTTTTGCGGCAAGAATACTTATTCTTGAACCGTTTTTAAATACATAGTTTACATCATCTCTTGACTTTTTAGTTTTACCTCTATCCCAGTTTATCTAATTTGCAAGCGCGGGAATTAAACGGCAAATTTCTTCTATTTTCGCTACCGTAATAGATGCTGCCTGTTCCTTACCACCCGTAGTTACAAATAAATCGGCACCAGGATAAAGAACGCATCTAATCATCAACGCCATCATTGATAAAAATGATTTTGAGTACGCACGCGGGAACGTTGCATAAACATACCGATGCCGCATAACGATCCGTAAAAAAATCCGCTGATAATATAAAAACTTAAAAGTCCCTTCTGGGCCTTGAATAAAATCTATAAATAAATCAGGATACTATCTAAAGAAAGCAATTTTATCTCTTATATCATCTATTTTCTAAAGTAATCTCTATTCTGATATACCTTGTTTTTTACCTTCATAAGCAAGAGAACTGTCTAATAGTGTTTGTAAACTCATCCCTAATGTCCTCCTGTAATCTTTTCAGTTTCATCAGCCTATTGTCTTAAAAATTCTTTATAAGCTAATGTATCTTCTTCTGTTAATTGAGGTACATCAAAACCTTGTTCTTTAGCTGTTTTAGTATCTTCTTTTTTCATTTGTTGTGCTCTGGCTTGTTTCAAATAATCCTAAACCTGTCTCGCAAGAGCAGCATCTTCATAGATAAGGCTTCTATTATATGCTTTTAAGTCATCAATAATTTTATCAATAGCATCAGGTTGTTTTATCTAAAATCTAGGTATTCTTCCCTCATGTTTCTAACAAAAGGCAACTAATTCACCAACCGAATCAACGACGTCTCCTTTTTCATCTTTATTCTGTGCTGCTGTAAACTTTGCGGACTTCCTTAACATATCATAGGTTCTACTATATTTACCATATCCTTCTACATCTCCGCAGTCTAAAGCCTAATTCATTTTTAAATAAGTTTTACAAATAAGAATTAAAGAATTTTTACTATCTGCGTCTTGTATATCAAACGAATTCGTCATCTAAACATATTTTTTCTAAAGTTCAATTAACTGATTCATTTTGTAAGTGCGGCCCCATTTCATAACGAGATATTTCTTATCTTCTAACGTAAGGTCGGCCGCCAAATCAGGCAATTCCTCCTATGGAAAGAAATCATTTTCATTAAAAGCATTATCTTTACCGATAGCATCTTGCTATGGAATCTTAGGCATCATTATATATTCATTTTGTTTTTGAAATTCAGAACTTACTAATGTTCTATATTGTGCCTAACTAATTTCACCCTTTTCAAGTTGACCCTTTAATTGTTCCTGACGGGCTTCCTATGCTTCTTTATCAACATTTTCTTTTTGAGAAACTTTTTTACATAATTCCTAACTTGTCTCCCACGAATAATCTTTATTTTGTTTTAATTTTGTCCAAGATAAATATTTACCAACGACAGAAGTACCTTTTAGTTTTCCTCCATGCTTTGCATATTCTCTATCTCTAATTTTATTCCATTGAAGAGGCACCCAAGGAGCATCTGCCTTTTTTACTATCCATAAATAAGTATCTTCATCAAAATTATCAACGTGTAGAGTTATACATTCTTTACATATCTAAAATTTATCACCGTTTCGATAAGAAAAGAATTTAACTTCCTACATAGTACGGCCGCATTTCTAACATGTTATTTTTGCCATATCTTATCCCTCCTATTTAGAAGAAAGATTGCTTAAATGAAGTAAACGTGATTGTCCCCTTTCAAACTAATCACTTTTTTCCCATGAAAAAGCTTGAAAACCTTTTAATCTTACATAAGCTAAATATTTTCCTATAATAGATGGAGTATTTGTTAGATATTTATAAATACCTTTTTGTTCTTTTTTTCGGATTTCTTCTTTTTCTAATATCTTATTCCATAAAGTAGGTGACCAAGGGTCATTAAATTCTTTTATATATTTTACAAAAGTATCTGGATTATAGTCATCTATATACATTTTAATGCAATCTTTACAAATAGGATATTTCTTTTTTCTATCATCTCTGTAAGAGAAAAATTTATTTTCTTCTAATGTGCGTCCGCATTTTGGACATGTTCTTTTAATCATATTAATCTCCTTTATACGGTATCCTTTTTACTATTTTTACTACCTTATTCTTCTTTTTATTACGACAGTCTTTACATATAGAATAAAAACCGTCTTTACTGGAGGTATTTTTAGAATAAAAGATATTATGTGCTAGTTTTATCTATCCGCATTTAGAGCAACGTTTCCATTCACCTTTTTCTTTATTCGTATAATACCATAAAAGATAATTTTTCGTTGCGGTTTCCGCAATCATTTTAGGAATTTTATTCCGCCAAAGAGAAGATATATACTATATAGAATAATGAACATCATGCTATTGCTACAAAAGAGATTGAATCTAAAGATTAGTCTTTCCATCTATTTTATAAATCAAGAGACTATAGTAAAGAGGAAAATCCTTTTCAAGGGTTTGATCTACTATTTTATCTAATGCTTCCATAAGGAAATAACCATCTGTATAAAATTTACCATAACAACTTTCTTTTAATCGAGAATAATTGCACAAAAGAGCAGAAATGTGTTTAGGATTCATAAAAGATATTAAACTTTTATCTTCTATTTTTCCATTCTTTATTGTTATATTATCATCAAAATTAAGAGAATAAAAATTTTTAATACCATTTAAACAATTTATAGGTTGTTTATAAGAGTTTTTTAAAACGTATTGGTCTTGACGTAATTGGATTAATTGTTGTTTTAATATAAAACGTTTTCTACCTTTAGCTTTTTTCTAGCGGGCTTCAGTTTCCGCTATGGCTTCCTGTAACTGTTTAAGACCAGGAATTGTTTTTACATCTTCTGCCGTAATAGAAATTTTAGGTGTAAAAATAATATTTTTATCATTTGTTATTAAATTATATATTCCATCTTCACCGTTCTAAAATTTACTCACTAACCCCTAAAAAGATTTTTCTCTTTTATTTACTGTTATCATTCTATTGCTGGTATTTATTAATTTATTTTTTCTCTCTTGTTTTGTCATAGCAAATATAATATAATCTGACATAACTTCTAAATATTTTTTTGTTATTTTTTCAGGAGGTAGAGAATCTATTATTTCTTGCACTAAAGCAGTTCGCGCCTATGGAGACTAAATAGTATAATCTAACTTTAAATTTTTTGAATCTTCCATTTATAAGATTCTCCTTTCTTGACCTTATATTTTTAGTATATCAAAATTTTTTATACAAGTCAAAGTAGCTTAAATAGCAAATTGACTTGTTTTTTTGAATTTTTTTTGATATAATATTTTTAGAAAATGAAAGACAAGAGAAAGGAAGAAAAATGATTAAATGTAACGATTGTAACGATTATATATTGACATGGCATGGTATTCCTGTAGATTCTTATAATTCTTTTAAAACATATGCAGAAGGAGACCTCGTTGAATTTAATGGAGATATTTTTATGTCTCTTCATCCTCAAAATTCTATTATTCCTATTTATAAATCTGCTTGGAAGCAATTAACAAGAAATGCAGAAGAAATAGTAGAAGAATGGAAGGAAGATACACTTTATACTAAATATGATAAAGTAAAATATAAAGGTCTTATTTATGTATGCGACGCTGGTAGACTGAACGGGTCTACCCCTCCACCTGAATCTATGTGGTGGAAAATATGGGGAAATGCTGAAGAGGATTCCGATAAAAAATCTACTACAATTAAAGTAAATAATGATAGAGTAGGTGATATAACTGGTGATAATGTTGTTATTTACGGTAATCATACGGGAGACATTTCCGCACCTGGAGAAAAATCTGTTGTTGTAATTTTTGGTGATGTGACTGGCGATATTACTGCAAATCAAGTAATCCGCCTTGATAAATCAAATATGGAAGCAGGGAAACATTTAATAACTGATATAGGTGAATAAAATGAAAAAATTGACAGTTGAAGATTTTAGTGAACTTGGAGTTAGAGAAATTCTTCTTTCTTTTGAGGAATTTACAAGAGAAGGAAAAGATATGGAAATTAATTTGAGTTTCTGTGCGGAACCCGCCCGTGATAATGCATGGTATCAAATTAATATCGGTGAATGCCTTGAAGATGAATATAGAGATTTAGAGGAACACCGCTTTAATAGTTTGAAAAAGGCTATTAAATGGTGGAATAAGTATTTTGAGGAAGAAGAATGAAAAATGAATGGATTTCAGCAAAGGAAAGATTACCAGAAACAGATTATGAATTATGGTCTGACCCTGTACTCGTAACAAGAAAAGCCTATTATCCAAATGGAAAAAAGTGGTATAATGTTGAAACGGCAGTATATTGTGAAAAATTATTATCTTCAGATGGCATTTATCGTGATACTCCAGGTTGGGCAATTGGGAAAGATGTTTATAATACTAAATGTATCGTTGCATGGATGCCGCTTCCTGAACCTTATATAGAGGATAAAACATGACTGATAAAGAAGTTTTTATAAGAGGTGAGAAATAAGATGATTAAAAAGAGTATTGTAATATTAACGGTAATAGCTATGTTAACTGGCTGTCATGCAGCTACTAGAAATTACGGTGGAAGTATGACCTTAGAATTACCCAAAGGACAAAAGTTGGAAGAAATCACATGGAAGGATGATTCTGCTCTGTGGTATCTGACAAGACCGATGCGTGATGATGAACAGCCTGAAACTCATACATTCAAAGCTGATACGGAATGGGGAGTGTTTGAAGGTACAGTAACGATTATTGAAAGTAAATAATGAAAAAAGAGAGCGGAGGACTCTAATGCCTGACTGTACAAAATGCAAATATGCAATATGGGGATATGATACCTATTACGGCACACGCAAGAGACAGTGGTTTGTGGATGGGTGCCAAAAAGATTTAGATGAGGATGACTGTGATGAGTTTGAGGAGGCAGAGGATGACAGATAAATATATCCGCAAGCAAGATGTGGTCAATGAAATAAACGCAAATGCGGATGATTTAGAACAAAATGGCGGTATTCCATATGCGCAAGGAGCAAGAGCAATGGCAATAGTGGTTGAGCAGATGTCACCTGCTGATGTTGTACCTGTGGTCAGGTGTAAGGATTGCAATTACCATTTATTCGACGCGGAATCTGGTAGATGGTGGGGCAACCTTACAAGCGGAGTGAAAAAAGTAAATCACGATGATTTTTGCAGTGAAGGGAAAAGAAAAGAAACATGAGTATACTGCAAATATTATATACAATCTTTGTTGTGGTTCTTTTTATTGTAGAAACCTTTATATTGGTTGCTATATTTATGTTCCCGATATGGTTATTCTTTATGGCATTAGAGGATTTTGCAAAACATAAAAAATGAGAGGAGTGAGAGCGTGGATAACAAGGCAATAAAGAACGCAATCATATTTTTTGCAAAGTTAATTTTTCGTCTTGAGCGACAGGGCAAGATATATCTCACAAATAATGAATATATTATTATAGAGCATCTTCTGAATGGTGATTTTTCAGCATTTGATAAAGAGGAGTGAGCAGGATGGATATTATATTAGGAATTATTTATTTTATCTGTATAGTGATTATTTTCGCCTTCGGCTTCTTTCTTGGCTACAAAGAGGGCATGGCAACTATGAAAAGGATTGATGACCGTATTATAGAAGAAATTTATGGAGAAAAGGTTAAATGAATTGGAATGCCTTTATTGCGGGAATGTGTATGATGTCTATATTTTTTAATATTATAGAAAGAACTTCTATTTTTAATTATGAAGATTATGATGATGATATGTGTATATATAATATTATAATTTTTATAATTATAATGGTTATATCAATAGCTCAAGCTATAAAAATATAAAGAAAGGAGTAAGATAAAATGGCAGTATTAAACCCATTATTTATAGTTATCGTTATTATTTGCGCATTTCTATTATGGTGTGCGCTTAATATTTTCTTCCCTTTTATTGGCAGCGTTATAAATGATATGAAGGAAGATATAGAAAGAAGTTTAAACAAAGAAGAATATGATTAAAAGAAGAATTTATCCTAAATTAACTTCCTGTGAAAATGAAAACTTGCTGCGGACCGCATATTGTCTTAACAAAGATGATGTGCGGGAAGCCTATCAAAAATATATAGGTTTTATTAATTATGAAATAAAAGGTAGTACTGATAAAGAGATAGAGGAAATGGATCACTTTTGTGATTTATATGGATATGAATATGTTATTACATCAATGACTGCATACAATAAAACTTATAGAAGATATGTGCAACGATGGAAGTGGCTAGATGGAAAACTGCATAATTTTCTTTGTTGAGGATTAAGTAAATGACTTTAATAATAATTTCAGTGTTTTTAAGCGGTTTTGCGATAGGTTTTACATTAGGAAGATTAATATAAGAAATGAAGGATTATGTTGATAAAGAAAGAATTTTAAATTTCCTTCCAAGACCTGATGATTGTGAGACAGGAGATATTTATGATTATAGGGATATGGTTATAAAAAGTATTGAAGATATGTCTCCTTCTCCTGTTTTATTTTATACCTTTAAAAAAGGAGTATTAACAATTTCAGTTCCTTCTGGAATGGAAATAAAAGAGGTTAATGCGGAAGAAGCTTCAGGATGGATGGTAGAAAGGTTAAGTAGATTTTTACCTGCGGGAAGGATTGGTTTTTAAAAACTTTTGGTACGGTTATTTCTATGGTGTAAAAAATAATGAAAATTTTTAGTTTTATAATAGTGATTGTTAGTTTTATTTTTTTTAGTGCATGTATAACTGCCGCTTTATATCCTTTTTTTAAGAAGAAGGAAGAAGAAGCAGAAATTCCATTTCCGCCTTTAGCCTGTCCCGCAACTGGGAGTTTTATAGGTTGGAAATGTGCTGTTGATGAATCAAATAATTATGCTTTAATAAAATTAGAAATTCCTGAAGATGCAAAAAGAACTAGCGGATTAGATAGTAAGAAATGTAGATGTGATAAAGCTAAAGTATTAGAAATAAGAAATTTTACTGGAGAGTTGAAAGAGGCTCATTCTATATATGACTCTACTTTTGTTTATAGGGTTGGAGAAGAAGTTTCTGTAAAAAATTTCTGTGACAATAGAATGTTCATATGTGCTCCTGGGATTCATTTTTTTATGGAAAGAGTAGATGCTTTAGATTATTATAATATATTATATTTGAAAACTTAAAAACTTTTGGGGCAGGAGTTGTCGATAATGGTTTTTATATTATCCCGTAATTTTAAAATTTAAAAATTTTTGGTACGTTATTTGAAAACTTAAAAACTTTTGGTACGGGGAAGAATTATTTTTTTCTTTCGTTATTTAGAATTTTAAAAACTTTTGGTACGGGGAATGGCGAGACCATAATCAATTTTAAAAATCAAAAAAATTTTTTCCCAAAAACCCACCCCCCGTTAATACCGAGAGAAAAGTTTTGGGAATGCTGTGTAGAGACAAAAAACTAAATATAAACGCTGCGTAGAATGGACCGCCCTAAAAAATCGTATGATTTTATTTAGGGCGGTCTTTTTTTGTATTTAATAGTTTTGCTCGGCGCGCGCAGGCCAATGCGCGCCGAATTTTAATGCAATAACACGTATCCAGATTTCTGAATCCATAAATCTGTAATCAATAAAAGTCAGACCTTTCCTGATAAGCGTTAAATTTTTAACACACTAAACTCACACCTTTTCTGATAAGCGTTAAATTTTTAACACACTAAACTCTTACTTTTGCTCATTAGTAACACGTTAATACTTTAACATGGTAAAGTGATACAGTCTTGCCTTTGTTAAGTTTTTAACACACTAAACTCTTACTTTTGCTTATTAGCGGGCTTGTTAAATTTTTAACACTTATTTTAAAATTTAAAGATTTAGTCTTTTACTTGTTAAAAAAATAACACTTTAGTACGCTAATGTGTAAAAGCGGCTTTGTTGAGTTAGGTCAAACTAATCAAAATAAGATAAACAATCAAACTAAGTCAATTGATTAATAAATAATAATAATAATAATAATAATAATAATAATAATAATAATAATAATCATTGTTAAACTATTATCAATCTAACATAGTAGATTGATTGTTAAGGTTTTAACAATGTTCTTGTACGTTAAAGCAATAGAGTTTGTTTATTAATTAACAAACAAACTCTATTGTGTTAGTCAGCACCAGCGGCCGTTGCAGGCCGAACAATTATACCACACATAGAACCAGTTTGTCAAGAGGAAAAATGAAAAAATTTTAAAAAATTTTTTCATTCCTAAAATGCTATTGTTTGTTAAAAAAATAACACACTTTAACACGCTAAAAGATCAAAGTAAACCCTTTAAAAACGAAGATTTTAAAGTTATCTGAAAATTAAAAAAATAGTCTGAAAATTAAAAAAAGTATTGACAGATATGTCTTTTAGCGTTATAATTGATTTATCAAATGAAGCAAAGAACCGATCGAGAAAGGGGTTTAAAATGACAAAGAAAGCTATGGTTAACAGAATGGTTGAACTTGGTATCTACAAAGAAGCTGATAGAAGCTATGTTATGAGATACTCAAAAGAACAGCTTGAAAAAAGATATAACGAATATGTTCCTTCAAGAATTGCATATTTGAAAAGTCAAGGTGTTGACGTTAAATAAAAATAAAAGCCTTATTAGTATAAAGCTAATAAGGCTTTTATTTTTATTTAATTAGATTGTTATTTTGTTAACAATCTAATAGCTATGAGGATTTGATTGTTATTTTGTTAACAATCATGTATTAAGTCAGTCAGCACCAGCGGCCGTTGCAGGCCGAAATATTATACCACATGTGACAGCCAGTTGTCAAGAGGAAAAAGTGCACAATTATTTATTTTATTTTAATCCTTTTTTTGTGCAATATTTTATTTAAAAATCTATTGACTTTTTTCTATAGTGTGATATACTTATATCATCAAAGGAAAACAGTAATCGATCCAAAGAAAGGGGTACAAAATGTTCCACATCACAGTAGGTTTTCTCCGTTACGGTTTTAAAGTAGCAACTATGAAAGAAGCGGAAAAAGTTTTTGAAAAAGCCTGTAAAAAATTTCCTTATGACTACATTGCTATTCGTAATGAAAAGGGTTTTGCTTTAAAAGAAAGATTTTAAAAAAATCAGAAAAGGGCTTGACAAAAGCCAAGCCCTTTGATATAATATAATCATCAAAGGAAAACAAAAGCACAAAAGAAAGGTGGTATAAAATGAAAGGTTATGTATGGTTTTTAGATGCAGTCGTTACTATTGATGCAGACATGATGGATAAAATGGAAAAAGAAATTGATGCTATGTCTGGGCAGTGGCAGAACTATGTTCTTTCTTGCGGATGGGATGACGACCTTAATTGTGTAACATTTTTCCCTGATGGACCGTGGGAGTGCTAAAAAATTTTAAAAAAGGGCTTGACAAAAGCCAAGTCCTTTGATATAATAAATATAGTTAAAGGAAAACAAACATACAAAAGAAAGGTGGTACAAAATGTATCGAGTTGAACGCAACGAAGATGAATTAGTTGTTTTTGAGGGGTCTTATGCCGACTGCCTGGATTATATGGAAAAATATGATAATGGCTATTTCGATCACGTAATAGTAAATGAACAAGGGTTTTCTGTTTGGTCTGGTTTTTGGGATTAAAAAAATTTTAAAAAAGGGGTTGACAAACCTCAACCCCTTTGATATAATATAATCAAGAAATGAAACAAACCGATCAAAGAAAGGTGGTACAAAATGACAAACTACGAAATCAAGAAAGCAATCTTCAACGAAATGATTCAGAACGGTTATCACATGGATGATGCAAGGGTTGAAGAAATTTGTAAAGATGATTTTTACACTGTAAAAATCATTGAGAACTGGAAAAAGAACTTTTACAAATGGCTTGAAAAATAAAATAAAAAAGGGGTTGACAAAACAACCCCTTTAAGATATAATAAATATAGTTAAAGGAAAACAAACATACAAAAGAAAGGTGGTACAAAATGACTACTCTTAACGAAATGATGAACTATGGTGCAACTCTTGAGGAACTGCTTGCAGAGTGTGGTGTAACTCTTGAAGAGTTCAATGGCGAGGACGAGGATTAATCCTCGTCCTTTTTGCGCGGCGCGCGGCTGGCCGTCCCTTGCCAGGCCGGGCCGGGAATCATTATACCACAACCGCTAGAAAAAATCAATATCGGAAAAGTGCACAAAGATCAGGCACAAAATTCCTG